CAGTTGGCTTCTTCTATCGACGCTGACGTAGCTAACGCTTACAAAGCAATCGGTAACTCAGTTGGTTCTCCTGGCACAACTCCTTCAACATCTTTGGTGCTTTTACAAGCTCAACAGAAGTTGAACGAAAACGCTGCTGTTATGTCACCACGCTACGCTACTGTTAACCCAGCAGCTAACGCTGGCTTAGTTGAAGGTATGAAAGGTTTGTTCAATCCAACAGACACAATCAGCCGTCAATTTAAGAACGGTATGATGGGTATGGGCGTTCTAGGCTTCGACGAAGTTAATATGTCACAGTCTATCAAGCAACATACAAACGGCGACTGGGGTACAGGTATCACTGTAACTTCAACTGTAACTACTGAAGGTGCAACAACTCTTGGTATCAGCTTCACAGGCTCTAGCAAGACTTGGAACGTTGGTGACGTATTTACTATTGCTGATGTATACGCTGTTAACCCACAGACTCGTGAATCAACTGGCTCATTGCAACAGTTCACTGTAACTGCTGTAGCGACTGGTTCTTCAACAGCTACATTGTCTATCAGCCCTGCGCTTTACTCTGCTGGCCAAGCTTTGGCAACAGTAAACGTATTGCCTGCTGCTGGTAAGACTGTAACTATGTTGGGTTCTGCTAACGGTCAATACGCTCAAAACTTGGTATACCACAAAGATGCAATCACTTTCGCGACTGCTGACTTGTTGATGCCACAAGGCGTAGACATGGCTTCACGTCAAGTTCACAACGGTATCTCAATGCGTATTGTTCGCCAATACGACATTAACAATGACCGTTTGCCTTGCCGTATTGACGTGTTGTATGGCTACAGCACAATCCGTCCACAGATGGCTTGCCGTATTTGGGGCTAATCTGAGTGCTCCCGCGCAAGCGGGGGCTGTTTAACTTATTTGTAAAGGAAATCTATCATGGCACTAGCAAACGGCGCAGGCCCATATCAGTTTACCGATGGTAATACTGATGCAGCTAAACTAATCGGTGGCAATGTTCTAACAGCATCTACAGGCGCAGGCTTGTATTTCTTGAACACAGCTATCACAGCTAACACAACTACCACTACAGCACCAGCAGGATCTATCGGCGTTACTACTAACGCTACAGGTCTTGGCAAGATGTTCATCTCTGATGGCGCTAAATGGCAGTTTGCTGTTGTTGCTTAATGTAATACGCCCCGCTTCGGCGGGGTTTTTATAAAGGAAACATCATGCCAAATACTAAATCTATCGGCGTAGCGTACGAAGATCAACAGTTAGATGGTGCTATTGTGGGTAAAGCAGGTGGTACTGCAGGTTTTTTTGGTACAACACCAGTTTCACAACAGCCAGCTATTACTGCTGTGACAAATACAGCTACTGGTACTGAACTAGCAACGGCTATCAATGCGTTGCGTACAGCACTAAAAAATCTAGGCTTAACAGCTTGATAAAATAGGGGCTTCGGCCCCTACTAACTTTAAAGACTATGGCAAACATATACCTACAGCACCCAGATCACGGCTTCAAAATTGCTACGATGGAAGCAGAAGCAGAAAATGATGAACAAAATGGCTGGACACGCTATACTATGGACACGCCAACTGATGCAGTTGAAGTGGTCGAAGAACAGGTTGAAGAACCTACAGTCGAAGTTGTAAACACACTAAAACCAAAGACACGACGCAAATCAGCATAAGGAGTAACCCATGACTACCGCAAACGATCAGATAAACGGTGCTTTGCGTTTATTAGGGGTTCTAGCCGAGGGTGAAACGCCATCTGCAGCAACGTCACAAGATGCGTTAGCAGCGCTGAACCAGATGATTGACAGCTGGAATACTGAGCGTTTGTCTGTTTACGCAACCATAGACCAAGTTAAAACTTGGCTACCAAATCAAATATCTAACACGCTAGGGCCTACTGGTACGCTTGTTGGACAACGCCCTGTTTTGATTGATGACTCAACTTACTTCCGTGATCCAGCGAATAACATTTCGTACGGCCTTAAGTTAATCAATCAACAACAATACAACGGTATCGCTGTTAAAACAGTGACATCCACATATCCGCAGGTGATGTGGGTCAATATGACCTACCCTGACATTGAGATTTACGTTTATCCAGTGCCAACCAAGCCACTAGAGTTCCATTTTGTATCGGTTGAGCCAATCGTTAAAGTACCTAGCTTGTCAACTGACATCACCATGCCGCCTGGCTACTTGAGAGCGTTTAAATACAACCTAGCGCTTGAAATTGCCGCCGAGTTCGGTATTAACCCTAACCCACAGGTGTCACGTATTGCCATGACATCTAAGCGTAACTTGAAGCGTATTAACAACCCAGACGACATCATGGCGTTGCCTTACAGCTTGGTTGCGACTCGTCAGCGCTTTAACATCTACTCTGGTAACTTCTAATGCAAACGCCCATCTTAGGACAAGCTTATCAGCTTCGCAGTCCTAATGCTGCGGACAATCGCATGGTCAACCTATACCCTGAAGCTATTCCCAACGAGGGGCAGACAGCAGGGTGGTTGCAACGTGCGCCAGGCTTACGTTTATTAGCAACCATTGGCAACGGCCCTATTCGCGGAATGTGGGACTTTCAGCCCGACTCAGCCACAGCGTTTGTGGTGTCAGGCAACGGTCTGTACAAGATAGACGCCACTTACAACGCAACGTTTTTAGGCACTATCGCAGGTACAGGCCCTGTTAGCATCGCTGACAACGGCACTCAACTGTTCGTAGCCGCCAACGGCCCTAGCTACATTTACAACAATACAACCAACGTATTTCAACAGATTACGGATCCTGACTTTCCAGGCGCAGTGACTGTGGCTTATTTGGATGGCTACTTTGTGTTCAACGAACCAAACAGCCAAAAGGTGTGGGTTACTAGCTTGCTAGATGGTTTGTCAATCGACCCGCTTGATTTTGCTAGTGCTGAAGGCACTCCTGATCAGTTGTCTAGCATTATTGTTACTAACCGTGAGGTGTGGCTATTTGGCACCAACTCAATCGAGGTGTGGTACGACGCAGGTACGCCTGACTTCCCGTTAGCTCGTATCCAAGGTGCGTCTAATGAACTTGGTTGCATTGCACCATATTCAGTAGCCAAGCTAGACAACGGTGTGTTTTGGCTAGGCGCAGATGCTCGCGGTAGCGGTGTGGTCTATAGATCCAACGGCTACACAGGTGTTAGAGCGTCAAACCACGCCCTAGAATGGCAGATTCAAAGCTATGGCAACATCAGCGATGCGATTGCCTACACATACCAGCAAGACGGCCATTTCTTCTACGTTTTAAGCTTCCCTACGGTTGGTAAGACATGGGTCTATGACGTAACCACCCAATCATGGCACGAACGCGCTGGATGGGCTAATGGCGACTTTACACGCCATCGTAGCAACTGCCAAATGAACTTCAACAATGAAATCATTGTTGGCGACTATGAAAATGGCAACATTTATGCGTTTGACATGGATGTTTACACCGACAACGGTGCAACTCAAAAGTGGCTCAGGTCATGGAGAGCGTTGCCGTCAGGTGCTAATAACCTGAAACGTACCGCCCAGCACAGCCTGCAACTCAACTGCGAAACAGGTGTGGGCTTAAACTTAGGTCAGGGCAGTGACCCTGAAGTGATGATGCGCTGGTCAGATGATGGCGGTCATACTTGGTCAAACGAACATTGGACTAGAATGGGTAAGATTGGTGTCTACGGCTACCGCGCCTTTTGGCGTCGCCTTGGCATGACTTTAAAGCTTCGTGACCGCGTGTATGAGGTATCAGGCACGGATCCAGTCAAGGTCGCCATTGTAGGCGCTGAATTGATTGTTGACGGAACGAATGCCTAATGGCCAGCCCGTTAAACGTTACCAAGATACCCGCACCGCGCGTACCGTTAATTGACGACCGCACGGGTCAAATATCAAGGGAATGGTACCGATTCTTTCTAAACCTGTTTGATTTAACAGGCGCAGGCAGTAACCCTGTCAGTATTGACGAGGTACTGATTGGGCCACCAACCCTGACAATTGATCAGATAACTGAAATTATCAATCGTCAAAGCAACGCTGATTTAGCACCGCCTGTTGAATTAGGCACTATATCGTCACAGAACTATGACAACGTAATAATTACGGGCGGTAACATTGATGGAACGCCGATTGGCGATAACGTTACAAGTTCAGGTAAATTTACAACTTTAAACGCTACAGGTGGTATTGGTGGCGGGATTTTTTAAAAAAGTGACAAACATAATGAAAACTCATACAATCATTCAAAGCTTTTATATCAGGAGCAGTTATGGCCGTTAATCTATCCCCTGTCGGCGGCGTAGCCGCACAATTCTTCGATAACAGCGGAAATGTTCTGACTGGCGGTAAGATTTACACTTATCTAGCAGGCACAACGACTCCAACACCGATTTACACAACTAGCGCAGGCAACGTTGCTTGGTCTAACCCTATTATTTTAGACGCGTCAGGTCGTGTATCAGGATCAGGTGAAATTTGGTTAACTGATGGTTTATCGTATAAATTTTTACTAAAAGATAGCAATGATGTATTGATTGCTACCTACGATAACATTATTGGTATTAACTCCAACTTTGTTAACTTTATTAACCAACAAGAAATTCAAACTGCTACTGCAGGGCAGACGGTATTTAATTTAACATCTGCAACATACCAGCCAGGCACTAACAGCTTGTCAGTATTTGTTGACGGTGTTAACCAATACGGTCCAGGCGCCCAATACGCGTATGTTGAAACAGACGCAGACACAGTAACATTTGTTAACGGTTTGCACGTCGGCGCGCAAGTTAAATTTACAACCTCACAGCTAAACACAAGCGCTGCTACAACTGCGCAACAGGTATCATACACACCACCGTTTGTTAATTCAGTACCTACCAATGTAAGAGCAAAATTAGCGGAAACTATCAGCGTTAAAGATTTTGGCGCTGTTGGTGATGGGTTAGTAGACGACACAGCCGCATTTCAAAATGCCGTTAATTATTTAAACGGATTAAATGGCGG